ATCAATAATTAATAACCCCAAAACAATGACAGAAAAAACGTCAAAGGTACTTAACGTACAAGCCAGCGGAAGTTTCGACTCCCAGTACGGCACATTTTACAAATTCGAGGTTGACTTCGAGAACGGAGACGGAGGCCAGTATTCCGCAAAAACTCCAACGCAAAACAAGTTTGTTATCGGACAAGAGGTGACATACACTATTGAGCAAAAAGGTCAATACTTCAATGTTAAACCAGTTTCGGTAGCATCAGCTAAATTCGGTGGCGGAGGTAAGTCTCCAGAGGAGTCAAGACGAATTGCTAGAATGAACGCATTAACGAACGCAGTTAACTGGACAATAGCAAAGGGAACTAGCGAGTTTGGAGAAGAGGTGCTAAAATTAGCAACCGCATTCGAGCATTTCATTATGAACGGACTAGAGGCAAACAAATGAAAGAGTTTGACAACATGAATAAGGTCGTGGAGCAACTGCTCCGCGACTTTCCTATTACCAGAGACTCGGACAGAAAGCTAATGGCACGCTCATGGGCAGAGGAACTTGGAGGAGAGGACAAGTTAAAGCAAATGTCGGCATACGAATTTCTAACATTATTTGCAACGAGTAAAAAGTTAAGCAACCCAGCTACCCTCATTCGTTGCAGACGTAAAATTCAAGAACTGAAACCAGAGTTGCAAGGTAAAGGCTACGCAAAACGCAAAGAGAAAGCAGAACAAACCAGATTATATTATAGAGGACAATGACACAATACTACAACTCCCAGTTCGGAGCATTCATTAAAGACAAATTCGGCACTATGGAAACGTTTGCCGACTTTATGAATGTTTCACTACCTACGGCTAGACATTACGCTCATAAACCGCATAACATGCGCATTATGGACTTCATACGCATAAGTGAAAAGCTAGAAATAGAGGCCAAAGAATTATTTAACCTAATTAGAAATGAAAGCAACACAAATCTTTGAGGAAATTTGCACCATGTTAGAGACTCCAGAAAAAATAGGTCATTTCCATACGCTATGGCAGACCATGATACAGAAAAAATACCTCTCTTATTCAGTTGTGCGAGAGAAAATAATAGAGGAAATTACAGATGTCAACCCTTATTGGTATTGTCTGGAGGAGGTTGTTTGTAGGCACTATGGAATTACGCAAGAAATGCTCATGTTAAAGAGTAATAAAAAAGAAATTTCAGAGGCTAGACAATGTGTTTACTGGATTTTGAAATACACCCAGCCAAAAATAACATTGTCAAAGATAAGTCGGTACTATAAAAAGCATCACGCTAGTGTCCTTTACGGAGTACGGAAAATGGACGCACTCTTTGTGGTTTATAGAGACATGAGAGAAATGCTCAAAGATATTTGTAGCGAACTACACGAGCAGAATTTTTTGGTAGCATCAGAATTTTATACTAATTTTAGCAAACAGATTGACAATGGAACTTTCACAAGTATTACAAAGACTAATTCTGCTAGAAGAAAGAGTCGAAAGTCTAGAAAGACAACTAAAGGACAAAAGGCAAAAAAGTAGTTTTAGCATTCCCTCAGAACTGGAGGTAGCAAGTTACTTTTTGGAGCGAGAGCCACAAGCCTCAGAACAAGACTCCAGAAACTTTGCAGAGAAGTTTATAGCACATTATACGAATACTGACTGGAGGTACGGCAAAGGAGGACGCAAACTCAAATGCTGGAAGTCCGCAGTTATTTCCTCTTGGGACACTAAGAAATTCGTAACGAGTAATTCATTAACACCAATAACCAATGGCAAATTTAACTCCGATAGCGCACTCCGTATCTACCAGCAGTCTCTCTCATTATGACATAGTAAACAATGCGGAGCAAGACCTTAAAATATCTGACGTTCCTCTGAGTGACTTTGTGAAGTCAAGCGTTAAGATATGTGCATTATACGGACTGAATGTTCCAGAACTACCTTTGATGCAAGAATTATACGACTTTATCAAAGGCCATTTTCATTGGGCATCAATAAAACATTTTGAACTAGCGTTTAAGTTAAATGCTAGTCACCAACTGGATAAGAAAACAGAGCATTTTGGAGCATTCACTATTGCTTTTATAGGAGACGTTTTAACGGCATATAGACCAATAAGAGACCGAATATACCTAGAGGCTAATAAACCCCAGCTATTGCCAGAGAATACGGCTCAAAATGAGGAAAAAGCAGACTTAAAAAGTCTTATTGAAAGTCACCTAGACTTAATTCGCAAAGGAAAGGAGGAGTACATTATTACTGGCCGTTGGATTATAGAGGCATTGGAGCAAGAGGAAATGATTAATGTCAATACATTCTCAGAGGCAGAGTATAAACAAGCTAAAGAAAAGGCTCGAAAGATACTCATGAGCAATAGGCAGTTAACCCAGTCGCGCATAGAACGAATGACTGAGGATAAACGCAATGAATTTCGTCAAGCCTTAGTTAATGAAAGACTCCGACAACTATACATTATTTACTTAAAAAATCATGGAGTATAAACCAGACTATCTGCCAAGACAGATTGAAGCATTAAAGTATCTGTCAACCGAAAGTAATGTAGAGCAAGTTCTTTATGGAGGTGCAGCTGGAGGTGGCAAGACTCGTTTCGGTTGTATGTGGCAGATACAACGTAGATTAAAGTATGCTGGAACAAGGTCTGTCATTGGACGTTCCAAACTGGACACGCTAAAAAAGACAACACTTAAAACATTCTTTGAGACTGCTAAAGACATGGGACTAATTAATGGCTTTCATTACTTTATCAATTCCCAGAGTAGCACAATTCGGTTCTTTAATGGCTCGGAAATAATACTGAAAGACCTCTTTGACTACCCCTCAGATGTCAACTGGGACTCATTAGGGTCACTTGAAATTACAGACTACTTCGTTGACGAGGTTGCGGAGGTAACTGAAAAAGCTATTAATATACTTCATTCACGTTGCCGTTTCAAACTAAGAGAATATGGCTTAATTCCTAAAGGCTTTTTATCATGCAATCCGTCAAAAGGCTGGTTGTATAATGAATTTTACCTCAAAAATAAACGCAACGAACTCCCAGAGCATCGTGCATTTGTTCAAGCGTTGCCCCAAGACAACCCTTATTTGCCAGAGGCTTATCTGGTTTCCCTTAGCCGTCTCCCAGAGTATGACCGCAAACGTCTTTTAGAGGGCAACTGGGAATTTGACGACGACACAGATAAGCTATTTAGTACCGAAAACTTAAATATGTGCTTTAGAGAGGAGGTAATAAAGAATGGCAAGAAATACATAACCGCAGATATTGCTCGTTATGGAAAAGACAGAACTATTATTTGCGTCTGGGACGGACTGACAATAATGAAAATACACGAACTTAGACGTGCAGACCTCCGAGAAGTAGGAGAAATGATACAGAGGTTGTCAAGAGAGAATAACATTCCACTTCACCATGTCATTGTGGACGAGGACGGCATGGGAGGAGGTTTGGTTGACCTATACCGCATGAAAGGCTTTGTCAATGGAAGTAAAGCAAAGCATGCAATATACCAGAACTTAAAAACGGAATGTTACTATAAGTTAGCAGAGACTATTGAAAAGAATAATCTGACAATCAATGACTATTCCTTTAAGGAGCAAATCATTAAAGAACTGGAAATGATTAAGCGACATAGGACAGACGTTGACGGCAAGTTGCAAGTAACTCCAAAGGAGCATATCAAAAATAGTCTTGGCTCGTCTCCAGACTTAGCAGACGCTATCATGATGCGCATGTTCTTTGAATTAAACCCTAGCATTAACGTTTACGCTTTTGCATAGGCTTATTTAGAATTAGTATAAATTAACACAAAAGTGAAAATAAATTTGCACTATACAGAATGTTAGTATAAATTTGTAGTCATAATTAAAAAACAAAACAAAATGAAAGCACAAAATTCAGTTCAAGAAAAAAAAGAAATTCGTCAAATGTACAAGCAGTACGTTTCTCGTTATGGTAATAACGGAAAAAAGACGCAAATATCTTTATGGTTCGATTACATAGCGAACAAAGACAGAGAATTAGTTGCAGAGGTTATTACCGAAATGAGCGCAGTTGAGAAAAGACTTCGTTCTTATCTAGAGTCACCTCTTTATCTTAACAAGATACGCAAATACGCAAACTACTTTATGTATTCAGATATTGAAGCATTTGAGGTCACTAAAATAGTTTCAGACAAATGTGTTGAAGTTCGCAGATTAAAAGCCACAATAGTAAATAGGCCAAGCGACTTTGTTGCTGGAGGCTTCGTTGGTACTTACATGGACAACCATAGCCAATCATGGTCATTTGAGTCAGACGAAAGTCAAGAGACAATGAGAATTAGGTTGACGAAAAAAGGCTGGAAACATGGACGTCACATGAAGTTCCAGATGTCAGACTCACCTCGCGAATTTTACGACTTTAATTTCTAAGCAAATCAAAAAGGGGGGTGCGCATCCTTAACGCATAATAATCAAAAAAAACAAGACATGAATTTATTAGAAGTGAATGTAGAGAAAATGAGTCAGCTAAAAGCATTGGACTTTGAAAGCTGGTTGCTAGTTCAAAAGGCATACCGCAATGAGTGCTGGAACGAGCCAATTATGGAATGCGGTTTTAACCAGAATAGCGGTTATGTTTATATCGCACTTGACAACGGAATAAGTATAGCATCTTGTTTCGGTCAATCTGTTGACTACATAGTTACAGACTTTGAAACTGGAGACGAGTATTTTCTAGACACATATAACGAGGCAATAGAAAAATTAAATGAACTATAACATGGAAAAGTTACACGCACCAAAGACGGCCATAGAGCAGTTTATTTTTAACGGACTAGTGGAACTAGGACTAGATGCAAATAGTATTGAATTTAAGCGCAGTTTAGGCTCTGAAAAGTCAATACTTCGGTTTGGGTACTGGAGTCAAATACCGAACTTCGACAATATAACATGGTTGCACGACCATGTTTACGAGGCCACATTCTATGATGATGATTGTGGTTGGCTAACCATGTACGAGTTCAAGACTCCAGACACGAAAGATTTGCATAGTATTGTTTTTTAGCATATATTTGTTGAAACTAATTACTATGACAAACAGAACGTCACCAAAGAGCAAGACTAAACGAGGAATTTGCGTATTCTTACCGCATGAACTTTGGGACAAGATTGATGCTCAACGCACAACCAGTCGCAACAAGTTTATTGAGGAGCAACTTCTAAAGCAAATACCTATCTCGCAATGAAATAGATTAACGCTCCCTCCAGAAAAGCAACGATAGTTGCGCCAATAATGAAGTGATTTTTATTAGTCACTTTCTGGTTTAGCTTCTGGAGGTCATTAGTCAAATTAGAAAGGTTGGCATTTAAGGTGTCAACCTTTTCTTTGTATGCGACATTGGTACTATTGCACAACTGGAGACGTTCCTCATACGCAACAACTTGCAATTCTAATAATCTAATCTCCTCCGTTTGTTTATTTGACAAGGCTCGGTAATACTCCTCCGACACCATTAGCTTGTTAATCAACTTTAATTGCTGGGGGGTTAAAGTATCCGCTGGCATTACGTTGTTCCAAGACATTAAAGAGGCTGTCGCCATAACGAACTGGGTTGTCAATACGAGTATTGTCAATAATAGTAATTTTCTCATGGTATTTCTCTATAATATGTGCCTTTTCGTTCTGTATGGAAATGAGTTTGCCAATAATATCCTCTTGTTGCTTCTTTATTTGAGCATTCTGCCCAGCATTAGAATTAATGATACTATCTAATCTTTGAAAGTCTTTGGCTTCGTTAATGCGCTCGTATAACGTTCTATGCATTTTCCATAACGAGACCAGCATAATACTGCTAGTAAGGGTATAGAACGCTACTGCACTAATTAGGAGTTTCGTCTTTAGTGTCATTCCGCTTAAATTTATTGAATACTGCCTCAATACTGGTTAAGCCAAAGTTCCCTCCAGCAAAGAAAATGAGTGCGTCAAACATATCCGTTGGACATTGATACTGGGTAAACGTTGCAATATAAGCAAGTGAAATACAAACGAGAATAGTAAAGCCTCCAAAGATGCGTTTACTGCTTAAATCGGTATTTGCACTAAATAGCTTGTTCAACCAACGTTTCATTTTCGTGCTTTAAGCATCTTTGCAATAGTAATAATAGACGCAATTCCAGATAAGATTAAGCATACTATTTTAAGTGCAAACTCAACGTCCAGCAACCATGCTGGTATAGATAGCATAATACTACTGACTGTGCCAATTACTCCGTCTGCAATCTGTTGTTCGTGGTTGCTCATTTTAGTTTTAGGTAAATTGTTTTGCCACCTTGTTTAACTGCACGAAGTATGTTGCCTCTATTGTGAAGTCTGGAATAAGATACATGCAACCAGTCTGGTTCTTTGTCATTACCGAACTCCCAGATTAATTGGTCAAATTCTAGGTTGTCTTTAATGAAATTAAAAAGTTCCGCATTAGTTCCATTACCATATCTTTGGCAGTCAATATCCAATGCTTCACCTTTCATGTGTTGACTTGTTGGACTCCCTCCTATCTTGGCATTAAGTTTTGGCGCTCGGAAACCAGACGTAATTGCCAACGCTCCTCCTACAAACTCCCTACACTTGTCAAATACATGGTTGCACACCTCTTTTAAGTTTTCCTTTTGCTCAAAATTAGGCTCGTTTGCAATACCATATCTTAATGCAGTCTCACTTTTGGTTAATTCACCTAGAGTGGCATAGTTACTTATTTTTTCTTGTGCATTCATTTTTTAATGTTGTTTGTTCTTTCTTTTTTTTACGTTCTAAATATGCGACAAACTTAGCCTCATAGACCTTTTGTTTGTCAGTATCTTTTGGCCTAGCCATTTAACCAGTTTTTTAATTGATACCAGTCCATGCCAAAAACCTTGTCCTTTTTGGAACGGCTTATTTCATAACTATTGCTCGGAAATATAACTGGGTTTGACCAGAATTGCCCTTGCGTATTAGTGTTAAACTCTGGGTAGTCAACTCTATTCTTGCAAATAAAGTTTACCATGATTTGCGAATAGTATAAAGCCTTTAATCTGGCTTGTTCTCTGTAATTCTTTAAGTCCTCACTATTGATTGGCTCGGTTGTTTCGCTTCTGCGAATAACCAGACTGCCATTATCTGTTTTAATATACAAATGAGGTAGCATTTCATACAATGCCCACCAGCATGTTGCTTTCCTTAGATAGTTGTCAAGTAAATGCTTGTAATTGGTATAGGCTGGAGCAGTAATGTCACCAGTCTCAATTAAGCCTTTGATAAGCACATACAAGTCAGTACCTAGTATTTGTTGTATATGTTCGTCTTGCGCCAAATAAATAGCTGGGTACATAAGCAAAGGGTCAACACTTCCGTTAACCCAAGTGTAACGCTTGACATAGTTCTCGTCAATAAATAGTATTTCCTCTGGTAATGCCATTTTATTTCTTTTTGTGGTTGTTAAGTAAGTAAAAATTCACATGAGGTTTTCGAGCCTCGTCATCATTATAGTCAACTGGCATGTTAATAGCCTCCTCTAAAGTATCAATAACCTTTGCATACTTTAGATTGTGCTTTTCAATTAAGTTGTCAAACTTCCCTCCATAACTAGCAGTTAAAACTAAGTTGCTAGGTATAACATCTAGCCTTGCAACCCAGTAATTCAAACTCTTAGTG